TTCCGTCTCTTCGATGTACTCAAACCCTTTCCGGACGATCACATATCCGTTCCCGAGTTCTTTTTCGAGAGGCTTCGCCGCCTCCCCGTTTTCCGTTCTTATCCACATTGCTTATGGTCCTCCGTGTGTCCCTGATATTGACATATGGCCTTATATCATCTTCGAAGAAGTGCGTCGAATCGCAATGCGTGGCCCACCCGATCTGTGATGTAAGCGATCTACATTGATGCTCTGTGGCGTAGCCCTGCTTATAGATCTTTTTGGCGAGTCTCTTTGTGTGTAGGTAAATCCCATCTCTCAGTATCGTCGCATCCTTGCAGAACTTATAACCGCCGATATCGCACCAATACGTCCCGCTAATCATCTGCCACTCACCGGCCACAAGCTCGTGCTTCCCGATCTTCTTGATCTCCCACGTCGGTTTGATCTCGAGACCGTAGTTTTTCTGCAGATACTCTGCTATCGCATGCACAGCTTTGTCCAGGTCTCTCTTTGAAGTCCCGATGAGCAATATATCATCTATATATCTGAGCTGATGACGTACGTAATTGATGCGTTTGCCCCTTCTGGCCTTGTAGAGCTGCTGTGCGACAAACCAGTCCAGCTCCTCCAGGTACAGATTTGCAAGCCACGGCGATGTGTAGTATCCAACAGGGCATGCCATCGGCGCCGAGTCGATGATCTGCCCCCACGCCCAGAGCGCATCTTTGTCTTTGATCTTGCGTGCGAGTTTCTGCTTCAATATTTCTCCGTCGATATTGTCAAAAAATTTCCTTATATCGAGTTTGACGAAATATCTGCACTCAAGGTCGTCCCGGAACCAGTGATTCACTTTTTTAAGTATGTGCTTGATTCCTCTGCCAGGAATGCTGCCGCAACAATTCGGGTGCATGCCACGCATGAAGGCTTCCATGCTCCCCTGCATGAGCATGTGGGCTACTATGTGGTCTTCAAGCGTCGGTATGTAGAGGTCTCTCCACTTTCCTTTGCTGCTTGCCCTGTTGCGGCAATATTGTAGCCTGTGCCTGGGTGGAGCATGTTTCCACGTTTTATTTTGCAATTTCAGGCAGATCGGTCTGACATATTCTCGGGCTTTGCCGATATCTATCTGCCGCCACCTTTTGCTGTCAGTGCTCAACAGCATTTCGACCTCGCGTTTTCCACGTTTGAATCTTGTGCCTTCTATGACTGCCCTTAAAGCATTGTCTTCGCTGGTAACTTCAGGCCATATGTTACGTTGCCTTTTCATTCTTTGCTTATCCTCGTGCGTTTCGATTTAATCTACTAAGCTCGTACAGTACGGACTATTTCAGTTCACGGAACCAAGGAAAAGAGGACGCCCACCTATTCGGTGGAGTCAGAGATCTATGAGGACGGCGCGGTATGATTGGCGCCGCTCTGCAACTGTGCGGATGATAAAGGTCGCCGCCATAATTCGCATTCCCGTTCGCCGGACCGTTATTCCCGTTGAAATACGAGAAACCGTCGTTGGAACCGTTGTTCCAGTTACCGCCAAAGCGGACAGAACGAACAGTGTAGGAATTGACGAGGTTCGCGATGCGCCCTCAATCCCTTATCATTATCAATATTAAGGGGAGGTCCCCTCTCGGCGTCTACGCCGCCGACTCACCCCCCGGCCTGTATGAAGCAAAGGTCGCCGCCAAAATACGCAAACCCGGTCGCCGGACCGTTATACCCGTGGAAATACGAGAAACCGGCGGAGGAACCGTTGGCCCAGTAGCCGCCAAAGCGGACAGAACGAACAGTGTAGGAAGAGACGAGGTACGCGTAATCTGCGTAGAATGTAGACGCCGATCCTCCCGTTGTTTCGTCCGGAATCCAGATATCCGGGTATTCCGTTGAATATACCTTCGACTTCACATAACCATTTATATACTTGGAATGCGGGGTCTCTACATCCAGCTTGGTAAATACGGCCGTTTGCAGGTCTGCCGCATCGGGCTTATTGGTGTTCGCAGGAACATAGTTCGCCGGATCATGGAGATAGTAGTGCTCCAGATAATAATCATCGTCGCCAGTCCCGATCCGCTTGTTGAACAAATCCACAGATGTCTTGTACTGGTTTCCGTAGACGTTTTCTCGCCAGCGATAGCGCATTGGATGATATGCGTCGTTGTTGCTCACTGGGCTCCCGGACGGAGTGCTCACCCCGTCGCAGCATCCTGTCCTGTATGGTCTTGCCGCGATCCTGTATTCCGTTGCTCCTGTGGTATCGTATTCGTAATAATTCCTGCCCAGATCCTCTACCGTCAGGAGCTGATGTGTTCCAGACGCCGATGCGTTGCCGGCCGAGTCGCACCTCGTTACGGCTGTGACCTTATGTGTGGCGAGATATCCGGAATTATTAATATCAATATCCGCCGCTATGACGGAGATGTACTGTCCGGCAACGCGCGCCGCGAAGTAGTTACTCGTGAGCAAATGCGTTGCATCGACGAATGTTACCCTGTCGTCATTACTGTGCCGCAGGGAGGTACATCCCTGCATCACGGTCTGGCTGTTCTGCTGTGCAAACTCCACAGTGAACAGAGCCCACTCATAGAAGTTGACCGCCGCAGGCTGGATGACAGCAAAACCTCCAAGGGCGCCGCCCTTATATGTCCGCGCCATATTGAGGAGTTGTGCGTAGTTTCCCTGCGCATTATCGAGCCCCGGGAGAGATACGGCATGGCCATCAGCGTCAACAGCGAGCGCATATGCAGGAAGATATGCATATTCGAACGTGTCCTCTTCGTCGTGGTTGCGGCAGAAGATATCGAATGGTCTCCAGCCCTGGTAGTGATGCGCGGACACTCCAAGGATCCCGTCTTTGAGGTAGTAGTATGCTCTGGGGCACTCTACTGCCACGTAATCGCCTTTGCTTCCGTCTTCAGCATAGCCTTCCTCGCCGTAATAAGCCTCGACCACGAAGTGCGCGCCGCCGTTTCTGATCTCCCAATGTCCCACGCATTTGCGCCGGTTGAATGGCGTCACATCATCGAAGTTATTGACGACATTTGAGTTGTCGCCGTCCGTCCCTACTTGCGCAGTCATTCCGACAGAGTCCCAGATTCTTGTCAGTGCCGATGCGCTCTGGCCGATTCCGCTTACTCCGTATTTATGCAATCCCTCAGCTTCTTCGATCGCACTTACTTTTTCAGATACAACAGTCAAGTCTTCCTTTAGCTGCGCTATGTCTCCCGCGTTTGCCGCAATCTGCTCGGTGCTCGACTGCACACTTGCCGCCGCCGCCTCCGCACCCGTCTGCGCTGTCTGAGCGGCTGTTTTTGCGCTCTGTGCGGCTGTATTGGCGCTCACTGCATTATCTTTAGCACTAACCGCAGTGGCTGCCGCATCCGTTGCTTCGGCGGCTTTTGTGCCCGCTATCTGTGCATGTCCGCTTGCCGAATTGGCGCTTCCCAAAGCATTGGATGCGCTTGTGGCGGAATCTTCCGCTTTGCTTCTTGACAGCGCCGCTGCTTCTACTGCGTCCTGAACTGCTCTCGCGCATCCCTGTTCGCTTGCCCCTGCTGCAGCTGCAGACTGCGCCGACGCCGTAGCAGATGCTGATGCGCTGTTTGCGGCATCTTCTGCCCGCTGCCCGACGGCTGCATAATCTGCCATGAGCTCAGCAAACTCAGCCTCTGTTCCAGTGTATCCTTTTTCAACGGCATACGCATAAGCGCTTACCGCCCCTAAATCTTTTACAACTGTACTCATATTGCCTCCATGATAAGCCGCCCGTTATTAAGCGAAAAATCCACGTCAACAGCGTCCGTCCTTGTATAGATGAGCCGCCCGTCTACGATTTCAACATCGAGGTATCCTGCATTGTTTGCCGCCTGTTCCGCTCTGGCCGCGCTCAGGATAGACGTTTCCGCCGATCCGTTTGCCTGCTCCGCATAGCTTTGCGCCGCCTGTTTTGCCCGCTCTGCCGCACTGGCAGAAAGAGCGGCGTTCGTCTCGCTTGTCCCGGCATTCGCTCTCGCGGTCTCTGCTGCGTTCTTTGCCGTTTCTGCTGCAGTCTTGGAGCCTTCCGCATCCTTGGCGCTCTGATCAGCTTTTTCCGCATGTCTCTGTGCCTCGGCGGCGTTCACCGTTGTGGTCTGCACATCCTGCGCCGTCTTCTCTACGGCCGCGTTGAGCCGCGCTATGGCCTGATCTACAATGCCCTGCTGGGCCGGTGTAGGTTCATCCTCTTCCGTTTTCGGCTTGCATTTGTTTGGGATTCGCCACTTGTATTCTGTGATACCGTAACCGTCACCGATAGTAACATACCACACCCAAATATCCTTGCCTGTGTCAATCAGTTCTGTAGGTACTTCTGCACCATCCGTACTGCAATAAACAGGTAATGCCGTGCCGTGCTTTTCCTCATTAGAGAAGTCCAGTCTGTATGTGGGCGGTAAGTCCTCAATCTCGGGGATAAACTGCCATCCGTAATCCCACTGAGTAATAGCGGAGGTTACGGTACATCCCATTGAATTGATTGTCCCTCTAATGATTCTGGTTGTATCCATAACACCTCCTCTTATACCACTGTATTCACATAAAACAGAAGTGCAGTCATTGTATAATTGTCGTATGCACCTACCCTATTATTGATAACAATCGACTGAGACCTCAGTCGGCTCACCCACGTTCCGACAACGCCGTTTACTGAGTAAGGTAAGTGGAAATCCCCGAAAGTTATATCGATGCCGACAAGCCTCGCGTTCGGAATATCACTCGCGAAATTGATTGTAGTTTCACTCATGTTATTACTTCCACTGGGGATAGTGACTGTTCGCCTTACAGCCTTGATCTTCACGCCACCCATATTCTCACGGACTTTGCTTATTTCCGTGTCTCGGTTGGTCAGTTCACCAGAGATCTTCTCGGACGACCATACCTTGTTATTCGCTGTGGATTCATCGTCGATGATTTCTCCGATAGACTGCTCGGCATTGCCAACGCGCGTTCCCAAAGCGGTTATCTGGTTTTGGAGATTCCCTGCTGCGTCCTCAGACAGCTGATCCTTCATCTCATTAAACCAGGCAGTGAAGGCGGCCTGCTGTTCTGCGGAGTACTCCTCCTGCCAGGCTGTAAGCTGGCTCATGAACTCAGATGTGTCCAGATGGTCGATCAGCTGGGTGATGAATCCGCATACAGAACTGTCGCCCCTCGTGTCTGTGATGGCACTCTGTGTAACAGATGTCGCTCCCGCTTCAACCCTGACCGTAGCAAGGCATAATTCGTAATAATCACCGCTCGCCGGCTGCAGGAGCTCAGGCGCTGCAGGAGTCGACGCCGGTGTGCCCGTCTTGGTGATGATCTCGCAGAGACGGTTCAGGTAGTTACAGCGAAGCACCACGCGGTCAATACGCGGAAGATTTGCATTTGCCGCAGCCAGGGTAACCGTAGATTCTTCCGCATCATATGCAAAAGCGCCGTTTATCATGGCGAAGCCCGGACGGATCCTGACCGTGAGGCCCGTATCTGCATTTACCTTGAAGCAGTCACCGGGGGTTGCCAGTACGCCGCTGCTTACCAGGTTGGCAAACAGCAGCCGGAAGAGATCTGAGGTCTCAGCGCGGTCGAATACCGGCATGCCGTTTTCGTCGACCCCAGTAACCTCAGAATCAAAATATCCATATCTAATAGCCATGTATTTTATGTCTCCCTTTTGATCACCTGACGGATGTCAGATGCTTTATCGATACCGAATGTCAGCGCCAGTGTCCGACGGCTCCCTTCGATCGTTTCAGTGACCTCTGTGATCCGCTTGGACATCTCGATGTTGACGTCGGTGTATCTGTAAGTACACAGATCTCCGAGGTCATAATCGACGCCGTAAACCAGGTTCGCAGATGGATCCACGTTTGAGTTGACGGTTTCGACCATGCCGAACTGAGCCAGTTTGTCGAGACCCCGCTGGATGAGCAGCTCCCTGTATTCCGCATCGGAATAAGTGTGCGTTGTGGTCCCGATAACGTATGTCTTCTGCAGATCCCTCGCATCGACCCATACCTCGCGGCGCTCTTCATTCGGATCAGTACGGATGTCTACTTCAACGATGTCCCTGTCGGAGCCTTCACCAGCTCCGGCAACGTAAGCCACGTTCTTGTAGGCTGTTTCGTCCTGGTTGTAGACTGCGTCCCGGATGTTACGGAAGCTGTCCGAAAACGTGGCCCAGCTGTTAACGTCCTGTGTGTCAGTTCTGTCCAGGCCTTGCCAGACTTCGAACTCCAGCGTGTTGTCTTCATACGAATAGACCAGTCTGTGGGACATGCCCTGCGTCTGTTCTGTAGTATAGAGCTGATCGCTGACGTTTTCGCCGGTGGCCTGCAGACGTATGCTTGACCCGATCCCATGCCTGGTGCCAAGCGACAGGTTGGAGATCCTTCGGTCAGCTCCGGAACTGATACAGTGCTGGTCGACAATATCGCGTGATATGTCTTCGAGGAGCCCTGATTTGTTATAGGTACTGTTGATCACCCGGTTTTCCAGCAGCGTCTCGGAAAAGTAGCCTTTCGCATAGGCTGTCTTTTTCCCGGTATCGCTCTCAGTGAAGTTCCTTTCCCGGATGACTCCCAGTTCATTGCGGTCTGTCCTGTATATGTATGCCCCACTGCCTTTGCGCACCAGGTCATAATATTTCGCAGGAAAATAGAGCTCGAAACTGCCGCATTTGTAATACCTGCGGACCCATATCAGTGTGTTTACGATTCCAATCACGCCGATCGGCTCCATTGCCTCATTAAGTACGATGATCCGCATGATTTACACCCCCAGATATTTTGGCCTGTAATACAGGTACACGTCCATGTTGGTGTAATCGCTGTCGGCGTCATACACAAGGTAGTTGTCTCCGACAACAAGCTGGAAAGGTGTAGAATGCCGGTCAATCTTCTGATATGTGTTCACACCGTTCAGCTCAATGACCTGATGGTGCTCGTCTGTATCGATGATCAGCTCGTCTCCCTGTTCCATGGCAACCCTTACACGCATATACTCGCCGGTCATGGTGTTCGTGATCTTCGGATTTGTGACAGGCCCGCGTGCCGCCTTGAAGCGTATCTGTACGCCTGTAGGCACATCGCCGTCATTCAGCAGCAGGACATCGCTCTTAAAGACCTTATAACTAGCTACATGGCCCTGAAGAGCACAGCCCCTGAGATAGTGACTGTTTCCTGCGTCTACAGCATCATATGCTGCCACCTGGTTATGTCCGGAGACGCGCCAGGGAAATGCAAACATCGGTGTGACCTTTGCCATGTTCTGGCCGAAGTTATCAACGTTGAGCATGTACGGGTCCGGGCACTTCAGATCTACAAGGATCTTCAGGTTCTCATCCATGTTGACCTGCTTTTTGAATGTCCAGCCCTCCAGCTCATATTCAATATTCCGGGAGACGCCCATCAGGACGATCAGCGCCTTCCCCGTATACTTAGGATTGAAAAATTTGATGATCTCAGCGCGATTTTTCGCATTATCCGCATTGCTTCGGAAGCGGGCTTCGATGTGGATCGGCCGCGCTTTGATCTTCTTGCCGTCTACCGTTTCGCCGTCAACCAGCGCGTTCTGTGAGGTGCTGATCTCGATCTCTGAAGATTCCAGGCCTGTGACAGCAGTTATGTCCAAGGGCTCTCCCGGTCCCATGGCCAGCTTCCGGCCGTTGCACTCCAGTACGATTCTCAATGTATTGTAAGTCATTACTTAACACCTCCCACCAGATTGCGGACCGCTTCACGCTGCGCTTTCGAGACTTCGCTGGGCGTTGCTGTCGGTACATTGTATGTATTCGTCTGGTCGACGTGGTTGTCGTTGTAAATGGTCGTTCCTCCGATTGCGGCTCCTGCACCTACAGAAGAGGAAACAGAACGTCCATTGAACGTGCCGTCGACTTCTGCCTTCAACGCGGAGACCATGCTCTGCATGTCTTTCCGCATGCTGCTGATGGCAGCGGGCATGCCTTTGCGCACGCCAACTGCTGTACCGGAAGGGATCGTTGAACCTACCTCACGCTCGAATACCCTTGACGGGGAGTGTGAATCCAGTTCGCTCTGGGCCGCTTCCTTTGCCTTGGAGGCTATGCTCCGGGCCGCGTCCTTGACCCATTCAATACCTTTCCTGATTCCGTTGGCCAGGCCGTCTGCTATGTCCTTACCTATCTGGATCATTTTCCCGGGGAGTGATGTCACGGTGTCAATCACACCATTGACAAGTCCCTGCGCCGCAGATATGGCGTTGTTCCTAAGGTCATTTCTCCAGTCAAGAACCTTCCTGGCAGCGCTCGACAGCCATTCCCACAGCTTCCCGGGAAGGGACATCAGCCAGGTCACGACTTCATTCACGAAGTTCGATGCCGCTGTCGAGGCATTGGAGGCCATGTTTCCTGCCCAAACAAGGACCTTGCTGATCGTGTTGTTCAGCCACTCGCCGATGTTGCCCGGCAGTGCGGCGAACCACTCCTGCATGTCCTGTATGGCCGCGGGGATCGTTTCAGTGAAGAATTCCGCTATCCCTGTGCATACCGCAGAAACAGTAGATACGATTGTGTTCCAGGCATTGATAACCGCTGCCCGGAAGCCTTCGTTTGTGTTCCAAAGGTAAATCAGTGCGCCTGCTATGGCGCCGATCACGGCCACGATCAGGACGAGCGGGCCGCCTGCCAGAGTCGTGATCAGGGATACAAGACCTGCGAAGGACTGGACCATGCCCAGAGCCGTCACGACACCTTGGATCGCTCCAACGACGCCCATCAGCGCCTGTACGAAACTGAGGATCTTCAGAGCCACCATGGCTCCGGCAACTGCGGTGAGCACGGTGATGATCTGGTCCATATGGTCTACGATCGCTGTTATGATCGAGACTATAGGCTCCAGTGCCGGGTGCGCTTCGGTCAGCTTGTCAATGAATCCGCCGATTGCCTCAGATGCCGCATCCATGGCACCCTGCAGGCCGTCTTCCTGAAGACCCTTAAGGATGCTGTCGAGTGCGTCTGCAATGCTTGTGGCCGCGTCACCGATCGGTCCTGATGCAAGTTCGAAGAGGGAAGCGCCGATATTCTTCAAAGATTCCTGAATCCGCTGGCTTTGATGTTCGAATGTGTCACTTACTTTTCCGTAAGCATCCCCAACGACATCTGCGTCAGTCTGCATGGCTTCCATATTGCCACGCCAGTCAGAATTCATGATCGATAAAGCACTTTTGCCGGCTTCGATCGAGCCAAACATGTCGATAATGGCTTGCTTGGCTTGAGGGCTTTGTTCAATGACGGTATCAAAAGCCTCTCCCCAGGTTTCAGCACCGTTTGCCTGCGCGTCTCCGACTTGTTCGAAGAGTTCTTCAAGTCCAGGGAGTTCATGACTCATCACCTGGAGGACTTCATTCAGCTCCCACCCTTCTCCCATTAACGATTTGAAGGATTTTCCAGTTTTTTCTTCCAGAATGCTGGATGCTTTTGTTCCTTGTTTACCAAGCTCTGCAAGAAGGCTGTTCAGCTGAGTAGTAGCTTGGGCAGTGGGAGTACCTTGTGCCGTCATGCCGGCAAGAGCTGCTCCTACCTGTTCAAAGCTGACACCAAAGGATGCTGCAGTCGGCGTGACCTGAGCCAGTGATGCACCCAATTCACCGACGGTAGTAATACCTTTATTCTGGGTCTGCATCAGGATTCTCTGCACACGTCCAATCGCTTCTTCACCGCTTATGCCATAAGCATTCATGGTTTTAGCGGTAGCAGAAAGCGCTGTATCTATATCCGTAAATCCGGCAGCTGCCAGTTTTGAAGACTGCTCCAGCATGGTTTGAAGATCTTCCATGGGTACAGATGCGGACAACGCAGAATAAGCTGCCTCTGTCAGATCAGTTGCTGCAAGCCCACTGGCTGATGAAAGCCTTAAGATATCATCTGACAGGGCCTGAAGCTCCCCATCTGTACCACTAAACAGGGTAGATACTTTGGCCATTCCCGATTCGAAAGATGCACCAGCTTCCAGCGCTCCTTTCCCGAGAGTAGTCAGTGAATCGAACGCCTTTGTCATCAGCTGGCCGGAGAATACCCCCAGCGCAGTCTCTGCGGAACGTGAGAGCCTCTGAAAACCCTCGTTCGCCCCGCTTTCATCTACTTTTGTGTCTATTAATACGTGTCCGTCAGCCTGAGACATAAATCACCTCTCAGCTCAGAACAGTGGTTATATCCCCTCCGTTCATGAGCACGTCTGTCAGGCTCTTCTCCAGTTCCCTCTCGGCTTTGGACCGCGGGATCGCAAACAGCTCCTTCATCTTCTGGTAATGCTGTTTCTGTTTTCTGGGCATATCAGGATCGATCTCCATCGTCCTGTAGCCGATGATCCGCGACAGCTCTGTGTCGCCGGGGATAGCGCGGAGAAGCGCCATAAATTGCCACCAGTGCAATGTCTGAGCTGTCAGGTCGATGTGATACGCGGACATAAAGGCTGCATATATGTAATCGGCATCATATTCAAATGAGAACGCATCAGCTGATGATCCGCCGTCCTGGCTCCCGTCATCCTGCGGCTCACGTCCGCATCGGTAGAACCATAAGATCTGCTGATAGGCTTCGACCCATTCTTCCCATGATCCGAATGGATAGCCGCCAAAGACCAGCACGGCCGTTGTGTCCAGTTTCTCCGCGTCGGTCATCTCCGGGTCCTCGATCAGCTCCGTGATCAGGATCCATGTCCGGAAGTCATGTGCGATCGGGTAGAACTTCCCGGAGATCTCCAGCGTCTTCGGGAGCGGGTCTGTCAGGATGCTCATTTTTTCTGGTGCCTCCGCTGCTGCCGGTTCTGGAATCCCTGCTGCATCTGCAGGTAACGGTTCCTCGTGTTGTTCATGCGGGCGTCTACATTGTTCCGCTCCGCTACGATCACCTCAAATGCGTCGAAGTGCTCGCCGACATTATTCTTGCCGCCGAAGATCTTCTCTGCGGTACCGGCTCCGAATACGGCATCAAAGAATTCGTTGATGTAAGCGCAGATCTCCTTCATTGCATCAGATGATCTTGCCCACTTTCTCTCTTTTGCCGCATTGGCTCTCTTCTGCATCTCGGCAGCGGCCGCCTCATAGCGCTCCATGAAATCAGCGTCCAGAAAATCAGCTTCCAGCTCAACATTGTTAATATTCATTTGTTATTCCTCCGTGAATTACATAAAAAAGCGGCAGTCACTACCACGTATAGTGCTGCCGCTCTGCCTCTTTCAGGTCAGTAAGCTCAATCAAGGTCAATCAAGCTCAATCAATATGTCGTGGTAAACTCTCCCGCCGTAAACGTCTTGCTCACTGTGTCGAACTTGCCGAGGATCGGATCGCCGACAGCGTTCAGTGTTCCGGAAATCTCGATCTTCTCGCCGCCGTTTCCGGAGAACTTGGACACCTCGTTCGAAACAGTGAACTTTCTTGCCGCAAACTCAGCGGCCTGGGCAGATGGTGTTCCAATCGGATTCCACAGGTCGACGCGGATATACTCATGGTGAGCATCAGCGCCTACTTTGTGGTCACGGCCATCCTTCCACAGCGCGAGGATCGCGGCCTGGGAAGGGATCAGTCTCGACGTGTAGTCGAAAGCCGTCTCATATCCTGTGATATCAGAGGTGGACGTCACCTCGTTGACGTAGGTCTCTTTGGAGCTCTTTGCTCCGGGGTTTTCGTCGATCGCAGTGAAGCCGGTACCCATCAGCTCATAGCTGGCTGTTTCGCCGGCGGCTGCGACATTGATGTAATCGGCGACAGTGTTGCGCAGGCGCGCATTCCTCTCGCCTTCGAAGATCTGAAGAAAATCTCTCATTTATGCCTCCTTGAAATACTGCAGGCTCAGCTGGATCTGATACCTGGCATTTTCCTCGTTCGCGTCCAGCATATAGCCGGGCGCCTGTATAATGATCTGCTCCGCTTCCATGCCTTCCGGCAGCTGGGGAAGGTTCCCCGCCGCGTTCTGTTCCTCAATCCAGTCGGCCAGCTTCTCGTAGAACTTATCATTCTCGATGTTCTGGATCCTGTCGAGTGAGTAGAACTCACGGCTCGCAAAGGTGAAGAACTTCTGTCTGACGGACGAGCCGTCGACATATCTTTCCACTATCGCGTTTCCGATCCCCATCTCAATGGAGTACTCCTGCGGCTGATCGCCAAGGGCGTCAACCCTGAATACTCCGTCCTTCAGGAGCGGGCATTCCATGAAGTATTTGCAGATCGCACTTACAATGCTATTTTCCGCCTGCGACAATCTTGCCCACCTCCCTCCTGAGTGTTTCCATGTGGTCGGCCTTCATGCGTTCGCACCAGAGCCGGCCGCCTTTCGGATGTCCGGGGCTCCCGCCTTTGTTTTCGTAGTACTGCCGGCGGGCATACGGCACGATGTACTGGATCTTTCCCGATCCGATGACCGTTCCGAGAGTGCCGGACTTGACAAGAGCGCCTGTCCGCATCGGAACATACGGATCCATCAGCCTCAGGCATTCGGAGTCCATGAAACGCTGGGCCTGCCTGAACCTGCCGGCATATTCATCACCCATGCCGGGGTTCCATTTCAGTTCCGCTGTCACGCTGCCGTTTGCGTGCCTCGTTTCAATGATCCTCCCTCTGGGTGTTTCAACGATAAAATCAGCAGCCATCACTTACCTCCGATCCGCCAGTGCTTAACACGGTCAGATCCGTGGATCGTGTTGTTGGCGAAATCTGTGATCGTGATCACGTCGACACCTGCATCCTTTGCCAGCTCCGTGATGTTCGCTTTGGATACGTCGCCGACCTTGTGAGCTCCGGGAACGATAAGATCCCCGTTCCTGAGCGTCCACCCGCTCCCGGAGTATCCAGTCCTGACATATTTCTCTTCCTGCGGATAAGGGATCCGGATCATGTACGCATGGCCGGCATCTACCGTGCCGCCGCTGCCAAGCGAGGAGCCGCGCCCCTCGTGGTAGTGGACGTCAAAAACAGTCGGGTGGAAGACTTCCAGACGCTGATCAGGATCTACATACGCATTAAAGAGCGTCACAGTCATGTTTGTTTCCACATCCGCATCCCACCTTTCTGTTAAGCCATCCCGTCGGCAGCAGGTACACCCTTGCGGCTTCATACATCTTGCGGTTGCAGAGCTTCTCTTTGGATTCACCGTCGATGCTCTGCGACGCATATGTGACAGAATAGCCGTCGTTGCTTTCAGATTTGACCGGGCCGTTCCCGGATGCCATCTGTGCAGCCTCGTGATATGCATCAGCCGCCGCACAGACAGCATCTCTTACGACATCGCAGTCCATCGCAAAGATATTACCGTTGGGGAAGGTCATGTACCGGATGTACGCCTCTGCCGCTTTCTCAGCAACGAGGAATTCGTCAAGTTCCATCTTGCCGCCACAACTGGCGTAGTAACTGTAATCTACGTACATCCCCATCACTGATCACCTCTTTCTCAGTTGCCTGCCTTCAGGATCGCGAACGGGCATCTCTG